GGATCTGTCCCATATTGATGCCGGTCCCCATGTCCAGTCCGGCATAGCCGCCTGCTCCGTATCCGGATGCTCCCGCAGCAGCCGCACCGCCGCCTGCCATATAATCGGCAGCACCGCCGATCCCCGCGCCGGCTCCTGCTCCGCCTCCGTTCCAGATCGGCTCGATGCTCATCGGGTTGCCCCAGATGTCATACTGGTTCGCCATTGTTCTCTTCCTCTCCTCTCTCTCTGAGATCAAAGCTGACATGATCCGGGAACTGTTCGCTCAGCGCCAGCAGCCCGGTGGCGATGGTCTCCATCACCACGATGCCCTGTGCCAGCAGCGGGCTCCCCTTCGGGATCCACGCGTGAAAGATCGGCTGGTTCCCGTTCTTCTCGTTCCCGGCCTTCCTCATGATGTGCCCTTCCATCTGGTCCTGCACCAGGAAAACCTGCTCCAGCGTGTTCGTCAGCGTGCTCACCGCAGCGCACACGACGTCCTCGCCCGGCTTTCCGCTGCCGGCATGCCCCGTCACGATCAGATCCAGGGTATCCGGGTTATAGATCACTTCCGTCATTTTGTGCTCCCTCCAGGCTGGCTCGCCGTTGCCGCCCGCTCACGGGCATTCTGTACGATGGTCGCCTCCTGGTTCTCCCCGGTCAGGTTCTCCAGATCCGGCGCCTCTCCTACCTGGGAAGGCACTGCGCCGCCGGTGTCTCCGGTGATGGCTGCGCTCAGTCCCGGCACCATCTCCGGCGCAAACCGTGCTGCCAGCTCCATGGTCAGCTGCTGCCACTGCCGCAGCGACGTGAACAGCGTGCCGTTCTGCGCCACCTTCTGCTCCACCTGCTCCTTGCTGTCAAAGTCCATGATGCTCAGGCAGGCCAGGCTCTGATCCGCGTTCTGCGGCGCAAAGAATCCGCCGCTGTACAGCTGCAGCGCCAATTCGTTCTGGGCGATCTTGGTGTAGCTGGTGTTCTTCTCAGGCACCACGTCGATGTCGTACTCCGGCACCCGGTACCCCATGTCTATCCCGCCGATCATGCCCTGCCACTGCGGCTGCATGCCGGAATTATCAAACGCCACGAATTCCTCCCGGCCCAGATCTCCCATGATCCTAAACTGCCGCGGCATGTCGTACTTCTGCCGGATCAGCTCGCATACCATGTAGCCGATCTTTTCCGCCGCCCGGTAGGAGGTCAGCGTGCTGTCCCGGCTGGTCTTGCCGGCCGCTTCCTGCAGGGCCGCGTAGGCGCTGGCCGCCGTCACGCCGCTCTGCCGGATCCCGTTGCCGGCCTCCGTGTTGCCGGTGGTCTCCCGCAGCTCGCTGATTGTGCTGTTCAGGATGGACAGCTGGTCGTTACTGAGCGGTTTCCCGTCGATCAGCCGCAGCTCGTTCTCGTCGATCAGGCCGTTGACGTGCACGATGGCCTTGTTCGTGTCCAGGAATTCCTCTTCGTTGATCCCGCCGTCACTTCGTTTGAAATACCGCGGCGTCGCATTGGCCTTGACGTTGGCCAGGAAACTCTGATTCATCAGGTCGATGCGCGTCATGGCGTTGGCCGCGACGTCGATGTAGCCGAATCCCGCCGGGCTCCCTTCCACCGGATACAGCACGTCGAACACATACGGATACAGCCCGTGATCGTACAGTCCGTCGGATGCCGCCGTGTGCACCCCGGTCAGGATCCCCGTCAGCGGATCTCTCTCCTTCCGTGTCACCTCGTTGTCGTTCTCGGTGGCGTACAGCACGGTCTCCCCGGTGTATTTGGCATAGTGGAGCTTGCCTCTGCGTTTGTAGTAGACGTCGATCACCGGGATCTTGTCCGTGTCGTCCACATTGTCTTCCGTCGGCATCTTCGCCGGTTCCACGCTGCCCCGCAGCGCCTTGGTGTCCAGTCCCGGATATTCATCCTCCAGCACTTCGGCGTCCACCATCTCGACGTCAAAGAAATACCGGCTGCCCTGGATGTCCGTGATCCCCGGCTCCCAGAACAGGTCCAGCAGGTTCCGGCGCTGCACGCTGATGTCTCCCAGGCCGTTCAGCTTGCTCTGATCCCAGAAGATCTTGTACACCCCGGTGCCGGTCTTCAGCTTCTGCCATCCCACCATATCGTAGGTTTCTTCAAAGTGGTTCTGCTTCAGCACCGCCGGCACGATCTTGCTCAGCATCTTCGCCTCCGCCCGGTCATCCTCCGCCCGTGCCAGGAAGTTCAGCGTCGGGTAGCTCTCGTGATAGTCCGCATGCTTGCTGGCCAGCACATTGAACAGCCAGCTGCTCCGGGATCTGAATTTCTCTTTCAGATCGCCGTGATCCGTCTGCGGATCCTCGCAGAATTCATTCCGCAGCCGCCACCATTTCTCCGCGTCCTGCACTCTCTTTTCCAGCCTGGCCTTGCCGGCCTTGTACCGTGTCAGCGTCTCGGTAAACTTCCGGCACTGCTCCGCGTCAACCGGCTGCACCGGCTGCATCTCCCGCAGCCTGGATAGGGGTTCGCCGCTCTCCTGATCCGGCGGCAGCGGCGTCATCGTGATCTCGTCCATGATCTCGTCCATGCTTATCTCCTTTTCCTCGTCTGATCCAGCGGATCATAGAAAATATTCTTCCGCTCCACCGGGCGCATCGGTGTGATCGGTCTGCTCATGCAGGCATACCGCCACTCGTCGCTGACGTGATCCTCCAGCTTGGTGTCCAGATCTTCCACCTTGTGCTCGTCGTACATCATCAGCGGCACGGTGCGGATAAATGCCTTGCAATTGGCATATACATACATGCGGGCAAATCCCCGCTCATCAAATTGCAACCGGTAATGGCACTGCATCCAGCCGGGGATCCTGTCATTCACCCCAGGCTGAAAGGTCAGCCCGTACTTCAGCGCCGTATCGGCCACGCTCTCTCCCCTGGATCCGTCCCAGATGGCAGGATCCGCCACTCCGTCGATCCGCTTTCCGGCAAGCCACGGATGCGTCCTCTCGATCCTGGCGATCTCCGCAAACTGCTGATCAGGCGTCCACTTCACGCCTTCATTCGGCGTATCCGTGCATCCGTACAGCTCCAGCACCCTGTACATGGTCCCTTCATAGTCCACGGCCCACCAGGCGCAGCTGAATGGTTTCCCGTAGCCGAAGTCATAGGATCGGAAGATCGTCCAGCTCCTGGCCTCCCCGATGCTCAGATCGATAGGGTCGATCACATGGCACCAGCGCCGGTCGGAACGCAGTTTCTCTTTGCTGTCCGTGCATCCGTGCGCTTCCGCCGCCGCCAGATCCGGCTCGATCCGGAAGTCCTCAAAGAACTGTCCCTCAAAGATGTCCCAGTCTCCGTACAGCCAGGCCCGCCTCAGCTTCGGCGGCAGGTGCATCAGCTCGCTTTTGTACTCCGGCTTTGCTTTCATCAGCGGCTCGTTGTCCGTCAGCAGTGCCTGGATGAAAGCGTACCGCTCAGGATCCTCGTCCTCCTCAAATCGCCGGTCAATGAATAGTCTTTTGAAATAGCCGTGGCTCGGTCCGCCGGGGTTCAGCGTGTAGTACACGCGCTTCGGCAGCCCGTTCGGTTCACGGATCATCAGCACCAGCTTCTTGATCCACTCCTCCTGCAGCTGGCAGGCCTCCTCCAGGAAGATAACGTCGTATTCCGCGCCCTGGTACTGATCCAGGTCCGCCTCACTACTGCAGTAGCCGAATGAAATCACCGATCCGTTTTTGAAGGTGAATTCCTTCTCTGTCCCGTTGTATTTCGCCAGAGCATCCTTCCGCCCTACCCGCAGGATCTTCTTCAGCGGGTTGATGTGGTTGTTCTTCAGCTCTTTCAGCGTCTTGCGGACGATCAATATCTTGATCCCGGCAAACGCAAGGGCCAGGATCACAGCCATCCACCGTGCGATCCAGCTCTTCCCGCCGCCTCGTGCTCCTCCGTAGGCGACGTGGTCCTGCTTTGCCTGCATGAACATCAGCTGTTTCGGGTTCGGCTTCGGCATCACGATCTCTGTCTTCATCCGACGATCCCTTCCAAATCCTTATCGTTCATGCCGCTGATCCGGAAGACGATCTCCTCCTGCTCGTCTTCTCTTTCGTCCCTCTCAGCCTCTCTCCGCAGCTTGGCGATCCTTGCCTCCTGCTCGCGGAGATCTGCATCGCTCTTGATTCCCTTAATCTCTCGCAGATCTTTCAGCGCGCTTGTCAGCGCTTTAATCTCTTTCGGGTCTCCGGTCCCGTGTTCAATGACGTGGATGGTCAGGTCCAGTAGTTTTTCAACTGCATCATCAAATTTACAGGCCTTCTTGGCTCCTTGTGTGGCGCAGGCGTCCACGATCCGTTGCGTCATGTTTGCGTCACTTTTACGCTCATGCACCACCCACTTTTCTTTCTCGCAGTGCCGTCGTAGCGTTGAATAGCTCACGCCGTGCTTTTCTGCCAGCTTTCTGGTGCTTATGCCGCCCCGGATATACTCTGCTTTTATTTTGGCCCAGTCAGCCATGGTTCCTCCTTCCCACCGTCCGGTTGTTATCTCTCAGCATAATAAAAGAGGCTCCCACTGTGGGAGCCCCCCTTTTGCCTTGTTCTTTACACTTCCCGCGCCCTGTCGTACATCGCGATCCAGTCCTCCAGGCGCATCGTCACCAGCCATTCATGGTCATCCTTCCGGTGCATCACCACCGGCGTTTCATAGCTTCTCGCATCGTGCCGGCTCTGTGCCATGGCGTCGTACAGGTTGAGATGCTGCACCCGCTTGCACTCGATGTGGATCCCAGGCAGGCCCACCACATCCGCGCTGCCGTCGGCGCCGTTGTACTGCTGCCCTCGCCGGCAGTCGTATCCGTACTCCCGCAGCCGCCGGCTCAGCTCCAGCTCGCCGCGCTTGCCCTTCCGTCTGCTGTCTATCATTTCTCCCTCCCGCATTCCGCGTCGCTGTATCCGACGTGCTGGATGATTGGATCCGGATCCTCTTCTTCCGCCGGCTCCGCCACCTCCGCATTGGTCTTCTTTGGCGGGATCAGCATGCACAGGATGCCGCAGATCAGGCCGATCACAAACGTCGCCATCGGCAGCACCAGTTTCTCAATGATCAGTATTCCCATTTTTTAAATCCTCCCAGCGGTCCAATTTCTCTCTCACGTGGTGCATAAATATAAAATGATTCAAGTCCATCTCCAGGATGATCTTATCCCGTTTCTCGATCCCGTCAGCCGCCTCGTAGACGGCCGCCGCAAAGTCCGGATCCAGCCGCTCCGCCAGGCAGGTCCTGGAGTATCTCCGCAGCCGATCCGTGATATACTGTTTCTC